ACATTGGCCAGTTAAACTCTTCTGGCTTCCGTACGGGTCTCCCGTTTCGATTTCTCTGGGCCTCGTGTCCAGTTCTTTTCTTATGCAAAAGAGGCGTCGTCAAGGCCAGGGCGGGTGCCTGGTTGCGCTTGACGTTAATCCTCAATCGCCTGGTGGAGGTCCCTCATCCTTCACGGTAATCCCAGAAAAAAAGGTTGGTCCAGCCAACTCGGGCTGTAAAAGAGAGTCTCGCAATTCGAGGGTTGCGAGGGCCGCTGTGAAGCTACTCGTAGCGGATCAGTCGGGTCTTAAGAATGAGTGCCGTAAGGCGTTACCTCGACGGATACAGTGCGGTCATCTTCGTTCCGCGATCCGTTCCGTTTTCTCTGAGAACCTGACCCCGGTTGAGGAGCTAAGTATTAAGTCGGCTCAAAAACTAGAATTGAGCCCGTGTCAGTCCTGCGCAAGTGGGACTGCTGAAATACTTAGGAAATACAAAGAAGAAAGGTCCAGACCAGCTGGCGTGGATGTTGAGCACATCCGGCGCTTTAAACGCGCGGTAGGTATGCTAGTTCCTACCGGCTGGGACCTGCGAAAAGGGCCGTACATTCCGAACGGCCACGGTTCGCTTCATCACACGCGGAGAGATGGGGGGAATTGGCGAGTCGAAGCCTTTTCCCGTTTCTGCCGGACCGAGCTTGTCTACTCGGCCGGAAAACCAAGGGTCGTTACGCTGTACTCCTCGCGTAACGTCGAGTTATTGACGCCCTTGCACCACTCTCTGTATGCGAACCTACGCAGGGGAGGATGGCTTCTTGTCGGTAGCCCAACCGATGAGCAAGTCAGGAGGCTCGACCATTTGGCACCCGGAAACTTCGTTTCCGTCGATTACAAAAGTGCCACTGATAACATTAAGACCCCATATGTGAGGGCAATGGTCGAGGTCTTGAAGGAGAAGAGTCGGGAGTTGACTCCGGACGAATCTGAAGCACTTGACGTGCTTGCAAACTTATCATTCGATCCGGGCGACGCAGTTGGCTTTGGCCAGCCGATGGGAAGCCCCATGAGCTTTCCGCTGCTTTGTCTGATCAACAAGGCGGTAGTCGACCTCTCACTCGCAGATCTCCTCGAGACGGGTAAAATCTCCTGGAAGCAATTCCAGGAGCATCGCTGCCTCGTCAACGGCGATGACCTTCTATTCAGAGAGTTTGACAGTTCTCTCTGTATTCGTGCCGGTATCCTCCGACACGGGGCTTTAGCAGGCCTTGTGTTGAACGAGGAAAAAACGATCGTGTGCCCCGATTGGGCGGAGATCAACTCTACGCCGTTTTTTCGGGGGCAGAAGGTAAAGAAAACGAATGTGGGCGTCCTTTTGAGGAGCCGGGAGGTGACGGATCCGGTCGGTTTTCTCGCGGATTCGCTTGTCAAGAAGTATAACTTCGCACTCTTTTTGCGTCGATGGTTCAAGTCCATCGCTGAGTGTGAGGTGAAACTTCAGGGCCCATTGCCGAAGCACTTTTACCGGTGCTGTTACTCGCGGCATGTACGGGCTGCCTTCACGGCTGTCCCCACGGGACGGCAAAATCCCCCCAATCCCTTCCCCGTTGTACCCAAGCCTGCAGGGTACTCGCTTACTCGCGAGGAA